ACTCAGGAGAAGGTGATCAGCTTAAGGCTAGACGTGCAAAGGCTGCTCAAGCTTACGAGTTGTTTGACAGTCTTGGTGGTGCTTTCAGTAAGGACAGAACAATAGGAGAGAAGCTAGATGCTGTTGGTGACTATGCAAGAGCTATTGTTGTTGACCCAGTAAACTTAGTGTCTCTTGGTGTAGGTAAGTTGGCTGCTTCATTTACTACTAGGGGAGCAGTTCAAGGAGCAAAGCAATTAGCTTTTAGAGCAGGTAGACTAGCGGCTAACAACGCTGCTAAACAAGGACTAAAGAAAACTGCTGTTCAAAGAATTCAAAGAGAGGCAACACAGAAAGCTTTTCAAGAAGCTCTAAAGAAATCAAAAAGAAAAGTAATACTAGATAAAGCAGACAGAGAAGCTATCTATGGTAGCCTTGCTTTTGACATGGCTGCTGCAGGTGGCGCAGATTATGTTCAACAAAAAGCTGAGGTTACTTCAGGATTTAAAGATGAGTTAGACTTTTTTCAGACAGGGTTATCTACAGCAACTGGTGCTCTTGGTGGTGGTCTGCAGTTAGGTCTTATAGCTATAAGCAAAACAAAGAATATACCTGTTGCTTCAATTGAGTTACATCGATCATCAGAGATTCAAAAAGATTTAGATAACACTCTCAACAGTGTATCAAAGAAACGAAGAAAAGAAATACTTGCCAGTGCAGACGTAAATCAAGCTCTACTTCAACTTAAAGAAAGCACTAGTAGGTGGGCGCAGAAAGTTGCAGACGGTAAGAAGTTAGCTAAAGTTTCTGAAGATCCTAAAGCTTCTCTTGATTACGATACTGAGTTTGCTGTTATGTTCTTTAACGGTAAGAAGGATGTTCAACTAGAAAGAACAGATGCTGCAGGGTTTGAGGGTCTTGTCCAGATCCTAGCGAGAGCAGGGTACAGACAACCTTTTGATATGAACTTCACAGACTTTTTAGGAAACGCTTTTGAAGATCTGTCAAAAGAAAACAAGGACATTGTTCTCGAAGCTTACGATATTTTAAAGCAGTCATCAGATCAATTAAAAGGTTTTAACTTTGAAGAATTTATAAAGTTAGATGCTGCTGCTGTTTCAGAGGGTGGAAGAATACTTCAGGTTAAGTCACAAGGTAAACAATTGTTTACTAAACTTGGGTTAGAAGACCCATCTCCTGAACAAGTAGCAGATGCTATTCTAGATCCTGTTAATAAAACTACTTACGAAAAAGTAAAAAAAGGTGCAGTAGATTTTCAAAGTTATCTTATAAGATCTATTATTACACACCCTGGAACAACAGCATTAAACGCATTTGGTTGGAAAGCTGCTACTATAAATCAAAGTATTTCCGATATGATAAGAGCAGGTTTGTATAGTGGCAATGCTCTAATTAAAACTGTTGCAGGTGATGTAGAGAACGCTGTTAAATATAAAAAACTAGCTGTGTCTATGATGGATCTTCAAAGGCAGAAGGTCAGAAACATGGTTGATCCTTACGGAACAAAGGATACAATCTTAGATTACATGGCTGTAAGACCAGAAGCACAAAAAGAAATATTCAGGTATCTTAATGGTGGTGTTGAAGTCAAAGGTATTCTTGACGAATTTGAAATGAACCCTGCCAACATTAAAGATAAAAAATTTCTTCAAAAAACTAATGAATTATTTGAAACTCTGTACGCTGTTAAAGCTCAAGACTTTATTACAAAGACTCAAGAGTTTGCATACGCAATAGACAAGCAAGTAAGAATAAAATACGGAAAAACTTTTACGGAGTTCTTACAGGATGATGAGCTAGTAAAGTATCTATCACAGCCTGGAACAGAAATGTTCAAAGAGTTTGCAGAGATAGAAGCTAAAGCAGTTCAAGATGCTTTACGTAATACCTTCTCAAAGAAATATGGTGGTAATGATGGTTACTTACAGAAGTTAGCCAACGGAATAGAAGAAGTAAGAAACGTTCCAGGGCTAGGGGTTCTTGCTCCCTTTGGTCAGTTCTGGAATAACAGTGTAGCTTTTATGTTTGATCATTCTGGTATTAGTTTGATTAACAAGTACGTAATAAAAGCAGGTGGTGAAGCTGCACAGAAAAGAGATACTTTAGATCTGATAACTAAATCAGCAGTAGGATATAGTGCTCTTGCTATAGGAACTTATAAACAAATGCAAAACCTAGAAGAGGGTCTTGCTTGGTACGAAGATAGAGATGCAGATGGTTCTGTAAGAAGTTACCTTTATGAATATCCAAGAAATGTACCAATGTTAATGGGTAGAATGGGAGCACACTTAGTCAGAGATGGTGCAATTCCTCAAGATTTACTCAAAGCTTTTGGTGACAACTTTGGTACTCGTGCTTTAACAAGAGACTTTGGTGACGCATATGGTGCAGTAATAAAAGGTTTTCAGATAGCTGCAGATCTTGAAGATCAAGAGGTTCTTGATTTAACAGGGCAGTTCTTAGGTGAGATTGTATCCCAGTACGTATCTGGTTTTACAAGAAGACTTGAACCAGTTAATCAAACTATTGCCATGCTTAAAGGAGAAGACTACGAAGTAGTAGATAAGAAACAAGGAACTAAATGGATTAATGATTCATTGAGATACACAGACGAAATTTTTTCTAGTATAAAAAAAGGTAAAGACAAAAAGGAAAAAGCTTTGTCAGACGAGCCTATGCCTGTACCTATAGGAAAGCTTGTAGGCTATCGAGAGGTTCAACCTTCTTCAACAATTCAAAAACTTTTTAACGATATTGGTAGACCTGAATGGGATACAGGAATAAGAAACAAATCTCCTGAAGCTATCAATCATTATAATAAGTATGTAAGACCTCAGATAGAAATGTTAGCTGATGTTGTTCTTTATAATAATGATTGGGATAGTATGTCTTTAAAAGAAAAACAAAACTCTGTTAAAGCTATCTTAAGAGTAGCTAATAAGAACACTAAAGAAGTACTTAAAAAGTCTTTAGATCCAGATGAAAAGAAAACAAGTCTTATCTTTTCTATAAAAGGTGCAAGCTCAAAACAAAGTTTGAGAAAAGCTTTGGAATACTTTGACGTTTCTGAAAAAGATTTGTTTGATCTGGACGTAAACCAACTTTACATACTTGAGGATATGGTAAAAAGATTCCAGAAAGATATTAGAGGAACAGGTAAAAGGTTGGGGATAGAATAAAAAAACCCCCAGATTTAACTGAGGGTTTTAGTTTAAGAAGATTTATCTCTACTCTTTTTATAATCAAGCATAAGCTTTGAATAATTATATGCTTGGCTTACAATCTCTTC